ATCATTTGCTCTTTCTCCATTGCTTTGGCTTGTTCAAATACTTCAATAACATTAATAAATGGAATCTTTTTTAATTCACATTCCAACCATTCAACCGCAGTTTGTTTTTTCATTGTGTTTATTTTTTATAAGTTAAAAAAAATGGGCGCAAACTTAATTACGCCCACAGTTATTTAAGCGAAAGGTGTTAAACTAATTTTCTTTGTATTCAAATTAGCGTAAATCTCAAGTGTAAATTCTTTACCCGTCAATGGCAGGAAGTGAACGGTAAACTTGATGTGAGCAGGTTTCGAATAGTCAACATCAACTATTGAATTGATGTCAAGTTCAAATGCATATGCGTTGTCCTTAGTCATATACGCAGACTTCCAACACTCTCCAAGATTACCCGTACTATCAGCATCAGTCGCATACACTGGTCTCTCGCAGCCATTGTATAATCTCCAAGTGGTTCTGAAATCTCCTTGACTTGTACCATAACAAGTGCGCAGTTGTGAATAGTTAAACGTGTTCCATTCCTTTTCATTTACGAAGAACGTGCCTTTTAAAATATCTCCATCAAATTCGAGATGCGGAAAGATGTTAGTGATGTGCGTCTCTGAATCTTTTATTTCACCATCAAAGTAGTCGTTCTGCATTTGAAGAACAGTGTCCTCATTCACGCCCATAATCTCTGCAATCTCTGCGACATCATATTCAAGAACCGTTGTCTTGCCATTCACTACCCAGTTAAATGTCCATTGATTCTTGTTTTCGAAATCGTCAAACATAACTGATGCACCATCGCGTACAATAGTAACTAGCTTTTCGGTTTCGGTGTGAGTTGTACCATCGGGCAACTGCCAAGAAATTTCTGAACGATACAACTGCCAGTGTCCATTCTCATTTTGTCCCGTAACAACATAGCCATAGTCATTGATGTACATTGATACAAGATTTAGCAGATAAGCAGGTGTGCCAACATAAGTAGTTGACGGCATAAAGCCATCCTTCCAAACATATTTCGTTTGTGTCAAATATCTACCTGCCCATCTTGGGTTGGGTACTTTCAGCGTTTCTTTGACTAGCTTACGGTTAAGCTTCAAGTCGTTGACGGTTCGTCTATCAATAACGAAGTTCTTTAACTCGTCCCACATTTCGGGAGGGATGCCCGTTGATTCTTTGTTAAATTCCATTTTTATTTTTGTTTAATTATCTAACTGCATATTTACCATAATTCGGATACAACTCAAAGTACATACGCATCATCATCATATCAGCGAAGTCAGGTGAAAAGCCGTGTTTCTTTTTTATTTCTTCTTTACCGGTAACTTGTTTCTTTCGCTCACGATCCATATTCGCCACACGAACAACCTCCAGGTGTTTAATTATTTCAGTCTTGTACCGGTCAGCCGTTATCGTTATCTTGTTTGAATTAATCGATTCTCCCAATTTAAAATAACATTCTGCTTTTAGATTCATATAGGTTTCAGAGTCAACTGCACGACCTCCGTTGTTAAACGATTGGCACTTCAAAATACCAACCACTCCGATTCCAAGACCATCAGCATCTACCACAATATTGCCAAGTTTCACGCTTCTTTCCTTCGCTAAATTACGGATGAACTCAGCTACTTCGTTGGGGTACTTTTGTTCCATTACAAACACATCCACAAGCGACAGTCCACTCCACAATCCAATTATTGTTTTGTCATTTCCAAGTGCTGCGATGTCGGCAGTTATAAACATAGTAGTGCCGTTTATCTCGTTACGGAAGCAGCGCAATAGATCATCATAATAGTACAATCTATCATTGCTCTCATCGTAGTCCCAATCACCATCTAAGAGTCTTTTTCTATCTATCTCTGGAAGGCGTGACAACTTCTCAAGATACGCAGGTTCAAGGTTTGGGTTGTCAGTTGGCAATGCTTTGACAAATGCTCTGTCTTCCCGGAGCGTACCATTGCGATGGGCATCAAAAAAGTCAGAGTATAGCCAACCTTTCGATGGGTTGCAGGATAGCAAACCTTTGGGTATTCCGTTTATCAGATTGTACCTGACACGGCTATCTAGAATGTCAATGGCACGTTTACTTACTTCGGCTGATTCATCCACAAAGTAGTCTGTTATTTCTATCGAACCGAGTCGTGTGAACTCAGGATCAGATGGCATATATCCTAAGTCCATTAAGACTATCTGCGAACCATTGTAGAACTTGATGATGTGGTCTTGTCCGTTGTAATTGTAGTGTGTGCCGTGTACAAGTCCCATCTGATTAGCAATCGTCCAAAAGGTAGCCATCGTAGATTGACGAAGTCGCTTTAATTCTGCACGTCCGATTAAACCTCTAGTGTTTGCATATTTTAACCGTCTGTTAATCTGCCAAGAGCAGCCAAGAAAAGTCTTTCCACCACCAGCACTACCTCCATAAAGCACGGTCTCTGTCACCAAGTTATTAGGTGAAAGGAGCGTAAGTGCTTCGTCTTGTCTAGTAGTGTAGTTCGGAATGTACATAGCGCAAAGTTAAGCGTTTATAACGTGGTATATTTCTTTAGCTTTTAAGTATGCGTTTCGTGCTTCTTGCTCGGTAGTGTAATATCCTAAATGCTTTCTCTTTCCATTAATTCCAATGAGAGCCTGAAACTTATTGTTTTTTTTATGCCAACAATAACCTTTAGCAGTTGTTTGATTAAACGTATTTTGCTGCTGCGTAACGTCTCGCAAATTATCAATTCTATTATTACTTCTATTGCCATCTATATGATCAATTGAATTAATTGGCAAAGTTCCATAATGAAGAAACCAAGCTAGTCTATGAGCACATATATAATATCTTTTACCTTCAATTATTAATTGAACCATAGTATATCCTTTAGTTTTTGTTGTAATCACATTACCTCTAACGCTTTTAATTTCTCCGCTTACTGGACAGTAAGAGAAACCTCTTTCTTTCGCCAGTTGGCATCTTTCTCGTGTAGTCATTTTTTATTTGTGTTTAGTTAAATAGTTCACATACATTATAACCTTCATTTCTCGCGCGATACTGTTCTGATATTGTTCTTTCATTCGTGGATTGTTCATTATTCTCTCAAGCTTTGTCTTGCCTATTTCTTGTTGATCGTGAACAATGCGTTTCGCTCTTTGCTTGAATCCTAGCCACTCCGCATCCGTCCAATATTCGTCAGTCACTAGACCAGTCTTGTAAAGATTCTCCAACATCACAAAGCCCATTAACTCAGCCGCCATAAAGTTACCGTTCTTCGCGTTCTCAATGTCTTTCTTTAAAGCTTCATTGAACCAACTGATTGAATCATTAGCTGATTCTAGTTGTCGTGCAGGTTCGATGTAGTTCACGTTGACTTCGTTCCACTTTTTCATTGCATCCATTCGAAGCTGGTAGTATTCGCTCAGGACACTACCGACATAGGTCGCATCAAACGATTTAAACGATGTTAGCTTGTTAGCTAACTTACTCGCAGCATTGAACTCAAAGGCTAACTTGAAATCTACGGTAGTACACCAACTGAAATTATCAGAGATAAACGAGTGCAGTTGTTGGATAGGTTCGATTCTATCAGGTTGTGCGATGCCGTGAAAGACAAGCTGCGCATAATACTCAACTGCGAAGTCCTTGCCACTAATCAATGCGATTAGTGGTGCTTCTTTGGCAGCTATTATCTTCCTGAAGTCAACATTTGCGACCTTAGTCAAATTGGCTAAGGAGTGACTGAAGTCCCTCCGAACTTGTACCTTTACCGAATGATCCATTGTTCAATGTTTTTTGTGTTACAAATTTAGACATATCCCACGCAGCTACCGCAGCACGTTTCCAATCCTTCAATTTCTTGTTCCCGTACTTCCAGTCCTTGAGTTCGTAGTGGGCTATAAATTTGGAAGCAAATGTAATTCCGTCCGATTGACTGCCGCCCGTCTTTTGCTGAAAGAACGTGACCACATCTTCCATCGATGGGGCAACGAACTCACCAACTACGTGCTTGTTGTATTCAGTCATTAGCTTGATGCATTCGTCAGGAGATATGCAGTCCTGATAAGTCGCTTTCGCGTGTTTGTAAAAGAAGTCTTTTGCCGTCATTGTGTTTGTTTTTTAAGGTTTATGATGTTTTATTCCGTCATCGTTTAGGAAATTCTGCAATCTTACGGATGTAGTCCTCACCCAGTCCATACTTTTCGCAGACTTCTGTTACAAGTTCAGCAGATGGGTAAAGCTTTCCTTTTTCTTTTCGGTCAAGAATCTCTTTGATGCAGCATTGAACCGCTAGTGAATGTTGTTTCATTGTTTCTGAAATTCTTTGAGTTGTTTCAATTTATTTGAAATCTTCGCTAAGGTAGAAAAACCTCTTAACTGGAGATACTCATCAAGACTAATTAACATCGCATTAAGCTTTTTGTCGTATCCAAGTGTATTCTCGCAGCGTTTTGTGGCGTGAATTACCGATGCGTGGTGACGGTTAAATATCGCGGCTAATCTTACCAGCGTCATTCGATGTCCAAACTCTAATTCGATGCACCACATAGTAATGTGACGGATGTAAACGATGTCCTGAATGCGTGACTTACTCTGTATTTCTTTCATTCCAATACTGTGATAGCATTGTGACCATTCGCAGATAGTTGCCACATATCTTGATAGCACGATATCGTCAACCTTCGAATGATCTACTGACTTATTGCGGTCCGTCATCAGGTCTATAAACTCTTGCTTATTCGCATCCTTCACCAATGGCAGAAGCGAGTTGATGTCTATTGTATTCATTGTTTATTAATTTTGTTAATTGTATTACTGATGTGTTAGTAATTGCGGCAATCAATGCCAAGTGTTCTAAGTTCATTCGCCAGGGGCAGTTCGCGTAAAGCATTGCCGTGTTCCTTGAAATTTGAAGAGTCGTGCCGAAGTTCGACACGCTCTTAAATTTCGATTTGACGAATGCTTTGAAGTTAGAATGGTAAAGTTTCATAATCTTCAACATCGTTTGGTCTTGGTTCTTCTTGTGGTTTAATCGGTTGAACTTGTCTTGACTTCGCGGCTAACTCCGTTTGTATTTTGCCGTACTCTGGTGAAGCTGCTACCTTGTCTTGGATAAACTTTGGTAATTCATTGAAGATACTAAAATCGAAATCTTCAAAAGACAAAACAGTTGTCGCATTGATTTGAGCAGGTGCAGTCATTCCCTTAGTCATTGGGTTAGCTGAAGCTACATTTGCATACACTTTGCCTTGTTTGTCTGTATGTGTAACGTTCAACAGACATTCCTTTCCGAGCAGCGCAGTAACATCGAAACGCTTTGCTTCTTCTTCGGTGAACTTCTTGCCTCTCCAGTTCTCAAGAAAAATTCTAAGTGATGCTTTTTCGTGCATTGATAAAACGAACTCGCGGCTGATTACCATTGGCATCTCACCTTTTTCTTCATTGAACGTGCGGAGTTCTGTTGGCAGTTCAAAAGTTAGACGAACTTTGCGCTGGTGTTTGGTCTGACCTTCCCAAGTGCTTTCCTGCGTTCCTAGATCAACCATTGAATAACATCTTGCGATGTGCATTCCTTGTGGTACGGCTTCGCGCTCTACGAAATTGCCTGTTGATTCTGCATAAATTGGTGTACTCATAACTTTACTTTTTGATTTAATTTGTTAACTTTTAACTTTACTTTATTTATTTATTGTTACTGATATAGTTGATTTGCCTTCTACTTTTTTGGCTGCTTCAATTCGCAATCCATCTTCATCATAGAGTTCAGAATTAACTGCTAACTGCGCAAGTTCCTGCATTGTTTTTAGTTTAGCCGACAAGTGATTCACTTGGATGCAGTTCGCGTAGTCCCAACGTGCAGCTGCGTTCTTAAGTTCTACCTTCGCACCAAATTTGTCAAAGGTTCTTTCACCGTAGCGACTTGCCTCGTCCATTGCGTATGGCTGCACGTTAGCTATCACAGAAGCGAGTGCCTTCTCTAGCTTCTTTAAATTAATGTAAGCTTCTAATGCGTTGGCATTGCCGTCAATCACTTGTTGTTGTAGTTCAAATAATGTGTCAATCATTGTGTTTTGTTTTATAGATTAATAATTTCGTTGGCTTGTTCAGGGAAGGCAGGTGAGAAGCTTAGTTCATCCATCTCAATATCGCCATCAGTAATTGATCCTGAGAAAGTCACTACCCAACCGTTGTAATCGATACACTGGTCTTTT